CCTGAAAGACCTAAATTAAAAACTTATAATTACAAAGGTAGAACATACTACCTAAGGAAACGAAAAAAAAATGCCAGCAGTAAGTCGAAAAGGGGATAGTTTAAGTACAGGTCATGCTTGTACTGGATCTACTACTTTAGATACACCTGGACAGTCAACTGTTTTTGCAAATAAGATACTTATTGCTAGAATAACTGATCCTACTGTTGCTCATCCTTTTCCACCAGTTCCAGCATGTGCTGATCATGTTGCTAATGTTAATGTAGGTAGTGCAACTGTATTTGCAGTTGGTTTGGCGATGGCAAGAATAGGTGATAGTACTGACGCAGGTGCAATGACTTCGGGTAGTGGTAATGTATTTGCAGGTGGGTAATATCATTATAAATAGTAGTAGGAGAGATTAAATGGCAAGTTATGACGCTGGTATACGAACAAATGAAAGTAAAAGAAGTGCAAGAATCTATAAAGATTTGAATCTTGACTTTCAACAGAATAGTGCTACTAAAGATATTCAAAAAATTACAGACGTTGAGTCTGTAAAGAGAAGTGTACGAAATCTGATTAGCACAAATCATTATGAAAAACCTTTTCGACCACAAGTTGGGTCAAACCTAAGAGCAATGTTATTTGAGAACATGAGTCCTCAGATGAATCATGCAATTAGTAAAGAGATAGATTTATTAATTAGAAATTACGAACCAAGATGTAGATTAGTTGAAGTTAGTACAGTTCCAAGTTTTGATAGAAATGCTTACTCAGCTTCAATATCTTTTTATGTAGTAAATAATCCAGAACCTGTAACCGTAGAAACATTTTTAGAAAGATTAAGATAATATGGCAACTAAATTAGAAATATCACAATTAGACTTTGACGGTATCAAAGATAATCTAAAAACTTTCCTATCACAACAGGATGAGTTTACTGATTACAATTTTGAAGGATCTGGAATGAACGTTCTATTAGATGTTCTTGCCTACAATACACATTATCTTGGATACAATGCTAATATGTTAGCAAATGAAATGTATCTTGATAGTGCTGATCAAAGATCAAGTGTTGTGTCATTAGCAAAACAAGTTGGATATACTCCAAAAAGTGCTACATCTTCACAGGCAACAATTGATGTTGTAGTCAATAATGCTTCTGGCGCCTCTCTTACAATGTCAAGAGGAACAAAATTTACAACTACGGTTGACGGAACTAGTTATTCTTTTGTGGCAAATGATGATGTAAGTATTTCGCCATCAAATGGTGTTTATAAATTTTCTAATTTAGATATTTACGAAGGTACATATTTAAATTACAAGTACACGGCAAACACGTCTGATATAGATCAAAGATTTATTATACCAAATGATGATGTAGATACAAATACATTAACTGTTAAAGTTCAAGAGTCTTCTTCTGACTCTACAACAAATACATATAAACTAGCAAGTGGCATAACAGGAATAGATTCTACATCTAAAGTTTTCTTTTTACAAGAAGTTGAAAACGGAAGATTTGAAGTTTATTTTGGTGATGGTGTTATAGGAGAATCAATTAAAGATGGTAATATTGTCATATTAGATTACATCACTTGTAACCTAGATGAACCAAATGGTGCTAGTGCGTTTACATTATCAGGAACAGTTGGTGGATTTTCAAATGTAACTATTACAACAATAGGAAATGCTGCTAATGGTTCTTTTCCTGAAACAATCAAATCAATTAAATACAATGCGCCAAGAGATTATTCAGCACAAGATAGGGCAGTTACTGCTGACGATTATAAAGTTCTTGTTAAAAGTTTATATGCAAATGCTCAATCGGTTCAAGTGTATGGTGGTGAAGACGCTGCAATACCTAACTATGGAAAAGTTTACATTTCAATTAAAGCAAAATCAGGATCTAATTTAACAGAAGTAACAAAAGAAAGTTTAGTAAAAAGTCTTAAATCTTTTGCTGTTGCTTCAGTAGTGCCTATAATTATTGATCCAGAAACTACTTTTATCATTTTAGAAACTACTTTTAAATATAATTCTGGTTCAACAACTAAAGATGTATCAACAATTGAAACAAATGTGTTAAATGCCATCACAAATTATAATACAGATACACTTGAAGACTTTACAGGTATGTTCAGATATTCAGCAGTAGGAAAGACTATTGACGGTGCTGAATTATCTATATTATCTAACATCACTAAAGTTAAGATGTATAAGAATATCACACCTACTTTAAATTCAGGATTAAAATACACACTATCATTTAATAACGCATTTTACAATCCACACTCTGGACATAATTCAAGTGCAGGCGGTATTGTATCTTCAACAGGATTTAAAATTAATAATGATAGTTCAACTAACGAACATTTCCTAGATGATGACGGCGCAGGTATTGTAAGAGTTTATTATCTAAATGGAACAGTTAGAGTTTACACAGATTCTACTTATGGTACGATTGATTACACAACTGGAGAAATAATTTTAACTTCTGCTCACATAACAAGTATATCAAATGTTGACGGTGCGGTTAGTACTCGAATAAGAGTAACTGTATTACCAAGTTCAAATGACATTGTGCCTGTAAGAAATCAAGTATTATCAATTGATGTTGCAAACTCAACTATAACTGGATCAGTAGATACAATAGAAAGTGGTAGTTCATCAGCAGGAACAGGTTACACAACAACTAGTAGTTATTAGGTCTAGGTAATGGACATTAAAAAAACAAATAAAAAAAAACTATCCACACTCATTAAACAACAGGTACCTCAATTTGTTTTAGAGGATCACCCTAAGTTTACAGAATTTCTTACTTCATATTTTCTATTCATGGAATCTGCTGAGTTAAATTTAGATACATTCACAGAAATAGATCAGATACTTTTAGAAACAGTAGGCGTATCAGATAGTTTTGTTTTACTCAATCAGACAGATAAAAATGGAAGAGATAAAGGTAATAAAGTTGTAGATGAAGAAAATACTTTTGGTGGTTCTTTTCGAAAAGGTGAGATTATTACAGGTTCAGTATCAGGTGCAACTTCAACAGTCTTAGCAGAAGATACGATAGCAAATAATAGATTATTTATTTCAGCAAACAATGGTTGGATAACAGGAGAAACTCTTACAGGTTCTATCTCAGGTGCAACAGCAAAAGTTGCCAAGTATCGTGCAAACCCAGTTGAGAACATTCAACAACTTTTAAACTATACCGATCCCGATCATACGATAAGTGATTTCTTATCTCAGATGAAGAAGGAGTTTCTTAATACAATTCCTGAAGATACAGATGATGATGTAGATACTAGAAAATTAATTAAAAATATTAAATCTTTATACAGAGCAAAAGGTACTGCAAAAGCACACAAGGCTTTCTTTAAAATATTATTTAACGAGAATTCAGAAATTTACACTCCAGCAGACGATATGTTGAGAGTATCAGACGGTTCTTGGAATGTTCAAACTTTTATTCGTTGTACACAAACAACATTACAACAAGCACAAGATCCTATCTTTTTAACAGGACAAACAATTACACAGGTAAATAATCCTGCTTCAACAACAATAAATGAAGCAACTGCAATTGTAGAAAACATAATTAAATTTCAAGAAGGTAGTACACAGATTATTGAAGTTATACTTAACTTAGAAACTATAACTGGAACTTTTGTAAATGGTGCCGAAGTGACTGGAATAAGTAATGTTGATTCGGATCAAACAATTGGTATGGTTGTATCCCAAGGATTATCAACAGCGACAATTACAAATAACGGTAACACATTAACAGTTGGTGATGAGGCAACTTTAACTGGTGGTGCAGGTGCTGGTGCCAGAGTTCAAGTATTAGATATATCTGGTGCAGGTGTATCAGAAGTTATTGTGAATGCTGCAGGACAAAATTACTTAGAGGGAGATACTTTAACATTTAGTTCAGGTACTGCTGAGGCAAAAGTAGCAGTTGTCGGTGGCGGTTTTGCTCCTGAAGAAGGAAGTTTAGATATTCATGTTGAGTTAGAATTAGGTACAATCGCAGGCGGTGGATCAGGTGATCTATTACTTGAACCAACAGAAGCTTATGAAGAAGGTAAGTTTTTAGACGAATCAACACAGATGGTTGATACTCAGATTAGAACGTCATTAGAAAACGAGATTGGTTCTATATTACAAGAAGAATATATTGATAATTCTGCTGACAGAGTATATGTTGTAAATCAAGAACATTCTCCAAATATACCTTATGATATGAATGTTGACGATCATATTGTATTAGAGAATTTTACGGCAAGAACATTATATGAAGGTGATAAAATAGTTCAACAAAATGCAACAGGTACAGGTGACATTACAGATGTAAGAATGATTGCAAGTGGTTCTGGATATACAACTTTACCTACAGCAACAATTGATGGAACAAGATTTATTGGATTACAAGACGCAACAGAAACAACTAGAAATGGTATATTTCCTCAACAAGAAAGTGTTGAAGATCAAATCCTTAATTCTGCTGTTATTCTTGAATCTGGTCAGAGAATATTAAGTGAAACAAATACAGATCATTTTACCGACCTTTTAGATTTTCAAACAACTGATTTTAGTCGTATTGAATTTGAAGATGGCGGAAGAGTATTAAATGAATCTTCTTTTGCTGTTTTAAATGTGGTTAACGGAACTGTGATACCTTACGGTGGTGATATTGGTAGAGCAACATCATTAAATATTATTGAACATGGTATAAATTATACATCAGCGCCTACGTTAGAATTTCCTCATTATGCAGTTCTTAAAACAGTTTCAGGAGTGATATCTGCAAATGAAACATTTACGTCAAACGTAAGTGGTGCGACTGGTACAGTAATTGATTTTACAGCACCTCTTTTAAAATACACGGCAACAACAAGCGAATTAGTTGAGAGTGATACTATAACAACATCTGGTAATATAACTGCTATTGTGACAAAGTCAGATCCATTGACTGGTACTGCAACGATAGGAGCACTTATTACAACTGCTGGAAAATATATAAATCAGAATGGTCATCTTTCAGAAGGTTCTAAAAAGATTCAAGATAGTTTATACTATCAAGATTATTCTTATGTTGTTAAAGTTGCTGAATCAATCAACAAGTGGAGAGATGCTTTAAAACGAGCTGTTCACCCATCTGGATTCTATGTGACGGGAGAGGTAAACATTCAAACAAAATTAGCTGGTGGTGTTAAACAACCAGTCGGTGCTACATTAGCACAAGGATTATTCTCTGGTACTTCTGACAGTCCGATCTACATGAGATTAAATACATTGTTCAATACTATCTTTAGTAGAAGAACAGGAGTTGGATTTAAATTTATGAGTAATGCGATTCAGTTAGATGGCAAGACTCTAGTATCTACAGCGACTGCAAGAACAGGTAAACCTGTTGAAGTTCATAATGATTACAGAGATACAAGTACAAATACTGAAAAAGAATTAAACCTATATCCTGAAACTACATTAGACCTTGAAAGAAGAAGTAGAACAAACTTTTACACAAATACATCTTATGAAGTTAGAAGCACTGCCGTTAAGAATGGATATGCATATGCAGGTCCTAGACTAAATACTTTAAACACTTTTGGTCTATCAGCTTATGCTGCCAACAATGCAATCACTTTAGAAGGTGGTACTGGTGCAGGTGAAATATTACTAGAAGGTGCGACAGACGGTAACTCTGGCGTATTACAGAATGACGGATCAGATTCTTTTAGTACTACTATGAGTTCTTGGGCAGATTTAAGATTTTCAGGTACTTTGAACACATCGGTTGATGGAGAAACTATCAGATTGTCTGATTTAAGTGGTAGTACATCAAATAAGAATGCTAAAACTAATTTTGCATTTCCAACAGAAGTGTCTAAATCTACATAGAAAAGTCTTATAAATAATAGAAAGAAACATTAATATTTAATGGGAAAAAACAATGGCAGCGATAATTACAAACAAATTTAGAATAAACAATGCGGAACAGTTCGTTGAATCTTTTTCAGAAACAGCGGCTACAACGTATTACCTATTCGTAGGAAGATCACACTCTTGGGCTTCAGACGTTGACGCACAAGGCAATACAATTGCAGAGGGAACAGACGCTTCCCCACCTACACCAAATGATGATGTAGCTTCAGAATTCTATAACTATGATGATATGCTTGGTGCGAAACTAATCGCTTCAACAGACGTGACTCATTGCA